GCTGGCTGCTAGGTCAGGCGCTCGACCACCAGTTCGGTGCAGTAGTCGCGTTGGGCCTGCGCTGGGGCGCCGGATTTCAGCGCGGCGATGGCGTCCTTGAATCGGGACGCGGTGGCCTTGCCGACGCGGGCGGCGTACCAGTCGGCATCGCGCTGGGTGGCGGTTTCGAGGATCATCCAAACCTCCCGCGGAACTCAGCGGCTTGTGCGTCCCTCGCTGCGTCCCACGCTGCGTCCCTCGCTGCGTCCCACGCTGCGGCCCACGCTGCGTCCCACGCTGCGGCCCACGCTGCGGCCCACGCTGCGTCCCACGCTGCGGCCCACGCTGCGTCCCTCGCTGCGTCCCACGCTGCGGCCCACGCTGCGTCCCTCGCTGCGTCCCTCGCTGCGGCCCACGCTGCGGCCCTCGCTGCAACCAATTCCGCATCCGTCGCCTCGCCGTTGGCGTACCGCTTGGCCACATCCAGCGCGGCCAACGAACGCTGGTCCTTCATCAGGTGCTGCACCTGCCTAGCGCACCAGACTGCGTACAGCCGCGCCTCGCGGTCAATACCGTCGCATGCCCGCAGGCACCACAAGGCGTCGTCCAGCCCGTTGCTGTCCAGAATCGTCGTCAGCGCCAGCGGCTCGTCGTCGGCTTGCGTCTTGCCGAGATGACGCAGGAGCTTGGCCCAGCCGTCAGCGCACGGGCCGTGTGCGCGGATTTTGTTGAGAGTGGTGTAAATGGTCATTCCGGCCGCTCCTCGTCAATGATGCTGATCTGCTCGGGCTTGCCCTCGCTGGCAGGAAACAGCGCGATCTTCGTCTCGCGGCCGTCGGCATCCGTCAGGATGATGTGCCGCCAGGTGTAGCCCTCAGCGCTGATGCGACGGTCGGCGCGCACGCTGACGATCTGGTGGATGTGGATGGTGGTCATGGCTTCCTCTCAGAAATCGTCGTAGTACTCAGGCTCGCGGTCGCCCAGCGAAGCCCACAACTGGTCTTCAATCTGCTTCAGCCGCAGCGGGTTGTCCCGCAGGAACCTCGCCTGCAGTTCGTAGCGCGCAGCCTCGGACTGCGCACGGGTGCCGCTGAACAGGCAGGCCAGCAGCGTGTCCACGCAGACAGAATCCATGTCGTCCTCGCGGACGTTGATGACATCGAAAGCCGCGCCCTCGCGGGCATGCGACACGCGGGCCAGCCACATCTGCCAGTCTGCTGGGCAAGCCAGCAGGTGGTCCCGCGCCTCGCTGGTGAGCGGGCTGTCGTCGTCGAGGGGCTGGTTACCCTGCCAGGTGATCGGGTCACCAGGTCCGTAGGTCGTGTACATTCGTCGCTCCGTTGTCGCGCTCGAATCGGCGCAGACGCATCATGTCACTAGATGGCCCAGTCTGTCCAGCATTGGACAATCCTGACAATCCTGCGGGGTCATTCTCGGGAGGTTGACTCTGCGGGCTCCGCGGGCTGACACTTGCGGCCCCATGCTGCACTATCACGGCACACCGATCACACCCAAGCCAGCGCTTGAAGCGATGGCGGGGCAGCATTTTTGCGTCAGTTACTTTCGCCCCGACAGTCTCAAGACTTGCCTGCGCATTGGGCAGTCGCTGATGCTGGACAACGGGGCGTTCTCCTGCAAGATGCGCGGCGTGGCGTTTGACTTGCGCGGGTTCTACGACTGGCTGGATTCGCTGCTGGCGCACCCTCATTGGGCCGTGGTGCCCGATGTGATCGACGGCAGCGTTGAGCAGCAGCGTGAGATGGTCAAGACCTGGCCTTACGGCAGGCAGTGGGGGATGCCGGTGTGGCACCTCGGCCTGCCGATTGACTACCTGCTGGACTTGGCGAACGATTGGGGCCGGGTCTGCCTTGGTTCATCGGGAGCATACTGGCAGGTCGGATCGCCATCGTGGGCGGCGCGAATGGATGAGGTGTTCAATGCCCTGCACCGCACTTTTGGTGCGCGCCTGCCTTGGACGCACGGCTTGCGGATGCTGGCCCAAGGAACGGAGCAATGGCCGCTGTCCAGTGCGGATAGCGTCAATGTAGCCCTGCACCACGCAGAGCAAGTGGAATGCGCCGGCTGCATGGCCAAGCGCATCAATCGCCAGAACCCGCCAACGGCATGGCAGCCGAGGGCGCTACAAGGAGCGTTATTGTGAATCTGACAATTGCGGCAATCGCCGCCTACGCCGTAGCAATGATTGCCGCCAATCTCAGCGTAGCCACCTTCGGCCCGTGGGTGTCGCCCATCAACGCATTCGTCCTGATTGGCCTTGATCTGGCGCTGCGCGACTGGTTGCACGTTCGCCTGCGCGTGTGGCAGATGGGCGCACTGATCGCCGGCACGAGTGCGTTGACGTACTTGCTGAACCCAGCAGCAGGGCAAATCGCAGTCGCATCGTCCGTTGCGTTCACTGCCGCAGCGCTGGTGGACTGGACGGCGTTTGCGAAGCTGCGAGGCACTTGGTTGATGCGCGCCAATGGCTCCAATGTCGCTGGTGCGGCAGTCGATTCTCTGGTGTTTCCGACGCTGGCGTTCGGCGCTCTGATGCCGCAGATTGTTGTGGCTCAGTTCGCGGCGAAGGTGGCCGGCGGCGCACTGTGGGCGTGGGCCATCAACAAAACCGACAGGAGGACAGCGTGACCACACTGCATCCAAGGCAGCAACAGGTGTTTGATCTGGTCTGCCAGCACCAACCCATCATGCGCGGCGCATTGGCCAAGCGCCTAGGCATCAGCGTCAACACGGTTTGCGCTCACACCGATGCGCTACGCAAGCTCGGCCTGATCGAGCCGACATCGTTTGGCCGCTGGTCGGCTTGGCGCGTGGCCACGAAGCTGCCGCAGAGCGGGCCGGCGCTGAAAGCGTATGAGCAGGCGCCGTCAGTCTGGGCGTATGCGGCGCGGTGCGCTGCGGAGGCGAGGAGCGGGAAATGAGCAAACACACACGGGGGCCGTGGAAGGTCATCAGCGAACAGGCTGCGCGTGAGGTCGAAGTCTTTGAGGTCGCGGAGGTTGCGCACTTGCGCGTGACGCCAGATCGCAGTGGCGACACCTTTGCAATAGCCGGCGACGCTTATGCAGACGCCCACCTGATCGCCGCAGCGCCCGATCTGCTGGAGGCGTTGAAATACATGGTCAACGTCTGCTCAGCGATTGACCCCCAAGGCGAAGAAGCTCATGAGAGAGCCAACGCAGCCATAGCTAAAGCGGAGATGAAGTGATGGGAGAGTACGCGCGGTATTACACGCTGGAACGTTTTGGTGTGGATATTGGGGATGACGACGACCGGCCACCCAAGCCTAAAAAAGACTGGAAATGGAGTTGCAAAATATGCGGCAAGCGATTGGGCAGTGAGGTCGCCAATAGAGATCACATGCGTGATAAGCATGCAATCGCCAAAGCCGAGGGCTCCGCATGAGAGGCCGGCGCACTCTGCGGGAGACGATCATGGCGAACCAGAAATCAATGGACGTCTACGCCGCGATGAGCGGCAAGCCTCGGGTGGAGTTCGACATCCCGCCAGAACCGAAGAAACGCGCACCAGCGAAGCCATCGGGCGAGCCGTCAGAGGCCGACATCCTGCGGGCGATCATGTCGCTGCTGCGGCATCACCCGAAAGTCGCCAGCCACTGGCGGCAGAACAGCGGCACCTTTGCGGAGCGCAACCGGGACGGCTCGACGCGGTACATCCGGGCCAACACCGCCAAGGGTATGAGCGACATCATGGGCGTGCTGAAGGACGGCAGAACGCTGGCCATTGAGGTCAAGTCGCGCACCGGCAGGATGCGCCCCGGGCAGGAGGAGTTCCTGCAGACGATCCGGCAGGCCGGTGGCGTGGCGGGCGTTTGCCGCAGCGTGGACGATGCCGTCAGGCTGTTGGGGGGTGCATGATTAAGCCAGAAGAAATGATTTCGTGGCGGCAGATTGAGGCCAATGCCCGTATCGCTGCCGCTGCACCCGATCTGCTGGAGTTTGCAAAGTGGGTCTTGTCGCTTAAGACTGGCGAGATGATTGAAGCGAGAGCCCGCGCTGTCGTTGCCAAGGCAGAAGGTGACGCATGACCCGCAAGCGCTCCTCCTACCGTCCGCGCGGCGTCAACCCCACTGCCCACCTGATGGCCATGCACGGCGCCGCCCTGCTCACCCGCGACGACCGCACAGTCTGGGCGCTGCAGATGCACGACGCACTGGAGGCCGTGGCACGGGGCAAGGCCCAGCGCACACACTGGGGCACGATCTTCGATGCCGTGAACCTGGCCGAGGAACTCACGCGCATGGGCCTAGCATCCGACCCTGACGGCGTGATCCGTGAAGCACAGGACGCCTGCGCAGAGATCATCCGCCGGCAGCAGGCCGCAGGCACCCGCGCCGTGCGCGCCGGGGAACTGGCAGCGCTGCGGTGCTTGGAAGTGGCGCTGATCGACATCCTGGCGACGGTGACGCACAGCGAGCGGTTCCGCGCCGAGGAGCGGATCAGGGCTCGGACGCGGGAGGCGCAGGCCGGCAGGATACCGGGCGCCGAGGTGATTGATCCGGCGGTTTTGGAGGGGAAATGAATGAGCTGGCTCTTTTCGCGGGCGCTGGTGGAGGCATTCTCGGAGGCAAGCTGCTCGGATGGCGAACCGTCTGCGCCGTTGAGTGGGAACCCTACGCAGCTAGCGTACTTGCCGCCCGACAGAATGACGGACTTCTCCCGCCTTTCCCGATTTGGGATGACGTACAAACCTTTGACGGAAGACCGTGGAGAGGAATTGTTGACGTTGTTTCGGGCGGGTTTCCATGCCAAGACATTAGCGCACAAGGAAAAGGAGATGGCCTGGACGGTGAGCGATCAGGAATGTGGCGACACATGGCGCGGGTGGTTGGCGAAATACGACCCCGATACGTCTTCGTGGAAAACAGCCCAATGCTCACTTCTCGAGGAGGAACAAGAGTCATTGGCGACCTTACCGAAATGGGGTATGACTGTAAATGGACTGTTATGGGAGCGTCCGATGTTGGAGCCAATCACAAGAGAGACAGAATTTGGATTGTGGGCCACTCCAACAAGATGCGATTACAAGGGTTGCACAGGGACAGCAAATTTTCAGTCGAGGAAAAAACAATTTCAGGATTTGACTGGTGGACAGGTAACTGGAACGATTTACCCAAACCCTACTACATACGAAGCAATGATGGGGTGGCCGCTAGGGTGGACAGACTTAAAGCCATTGGTAACGGACAAGTGCCGCTCTGCGCTGCAACGGCATGGCAAATTCTGACGGGGGATGCATGACAACGAAACTCGACTTCAGCGCGCTCGCGCAGCGCCTGCTCATCAGCGCCGACACGCTGGTCCCCCAGTGGCTCCCCGGCGGCAAGCGCAGGGGCCATGAGTGGGTCTGCGGCGACCTGGCCGGCGGTGAGGGCGATTCCTGCTCCGTCAACCTACTCAGCGGCCGGTGGGCCGACTTTGCCACTGGCGACAAGGGCGGCGATCTCATTGACCTGTATGCGGCTATCCATGAGATCGATCTGGGCGAGGCGTACCGCCAACTGGAC